CGGACGCGATAAGGGAAAAGGCGGAAGCGCATGGTCTGAGGAATACCGGCAAGCTGATAGAGTCAATCAAGCCGGGCCCGGTGCAGATCTATTCAGACTCTGCATCGGTGGACATATGGCCGCAGGGTACGCGAAAAAACGGCAGAAAGCGCGGCAGGAATGCGACGGTCGGATTTGTGCAGCATTACGGACGGCATTACAAGCACAAATACAGGCCGGGAACAAAGTTCTTTGACGAAGCTCAAGCGGATGCGGCTAATGCCGTAGTCGAAGGCATGGCGAAGATTTGGAACAAGGGGGAATGATGATGCGCAACGAAGACATGCTGCATGACGCGCTGAGTGCAGTGACAAACGCTTATCACCTTGTTTTGGACGGAATGCCTGCAGAAGGCGCAGCCTACAGATTCCTGAACGAAACGCGTCTTTACGAAAGCGACGTGGTGATAGCAGCTACGGAGCATTTTCAGGTATATGTCTACAGAAAAGAGTACTCGGCAGAACTGATCGACAAGCTGATGCAAGGGCTGAGAGACGCGGGCTTTGCGGTGCAACTTGGCGGGCAGAGCATGGAGGAAGATTACTATCGCGATGAAATACGCGCGAGCAAGCTGAAGGAGGGAAATGATGAATAAGTCGATTGCCATCAAAACGGGCGTAACTGACTTTTATCTGGCGAAGGCAACGCACGACCCTGAGAACAACAAGGTTACTTACGGGGAACCGGGTGTGTTTGCCGGAACCGCCAGCGTGAGCAGTTCCGTACAGAAGAACGAAAACAAGGTGTACGAAAGTGATGAGCTTATCCACAGCCGCAGCCGTACGAGCGGCGTCAACATCACGCTGACCACCCGTACTGCGGATCCGGCGTCGGAGATGGAGGTCATCTACGGCCAGACCGCATCCGGTGAGGAGTATATCATCGGCCCGGACGACATGGGCGGTCACTACGCTGTTGGCTGGGCGAAGAAACGCTCCGACGGCAGCTATCTCTGTCAGTGGTATCTCTGGGCAACCGGCTCCAAAGACGACGAGAGCGACGAAACCGCCACCGACACCGAGAACTCCGCCACCGACAGCTACACGTTTGCGGCGGCATCCTCGCCCGAACCGCGCGCGGACGGTAGAACGCAGATGAAGCGTGTCAAACACGCGAAAGATGCGGCGGAGATGCGTGCGTTCTTCGCAAGTGTGCTGCCGGCGTAAAAGATCAAACAACAAGGGACTATGGACAATCGGGCCGTAGTCCCTTTATGAAATCAAGGAGGGATAAGTGTGGAAGGAAGAAAAACGCAGAGCGCAATTGTGACCCTGCAGGACGGAAAGACGTACAAGGCGGACTTTGACATGGGGGCGCTCGCAAATGCAGAGATGGCATATGAGCGATACTTCGGAAAGAAAATGGGTGTAAATGACATCGTCACGGAGCTTGTAGGATCCGGAACGCGCGCAATGATGTCATTTATGTATGGAGCGATGATCTCGGCAGGAGAAAAAATAACATGGGAGTACTTCAGCAAGTCAATGTATACGTTCGCGAACGTGCAGAAACTGATCGGAGTAGCAGCGGACGGCCTGACGGAGATGATGCGAACCGATGACGAGCCCGAGGAGGGCGAAGAAAAAAACGTGCATTCCCGTGGCGCGGTCTGATGCGCGCGTATCGCGCGGTCACGGGGAACAAGGGGAGCATAGCGGAGTTTTGGAAGCTGTCGCCGGCAGAGCTGCTTGCGTGGTGTGACGCGGCAGTGATGGAAGAGCCGGACCCTTACGAGGATCTGGAATACGGCGAGGAGGTGTTTGAATAATGCCGACGGATACCAGGAATATAGTCACGACAGTCGAAGTGGCCGGAGAGGGTACATACAAGAAAAAACTGGACGGGATTTCGAAATCGCTTAAAACGCTGGCAAGCGAACAGAAGGTCGTCGACGCTCAGTACAGCAAGAGCGACAAAAGCCTTGCGGCGCTGGCGAGCAGACAGGAGATCTTCAGAAAACAGCTGGAGCTGCAGCGCGCGAAGCTGGAGACGATCCGAGAGGAATACGCGAAGACGTCCGAAGCGATGGGCGAAAACGCGGATGAATCCCAAAAGCTGAACCGGGAAATGAACTACGCCAACGCGGCGATGATCAAGACTGAGAGGACGCTGCGAGAGATCGAAGAGGCGATGCAGGAAGCGGCGGAAGCGGCAGAAGAAACCGGAGATGCGCTTGAGGACGCGGCGGAAAGCCAGGAAGAGCTTGGAGATTCCGCTGAGAAAGCTGCGGCCAAGCTGAAGAAGATCGGCACCGCGTCTAAGGAACAGAAGGAGGCACTGAAGCAGCTCGGCAAGCAGGCCGAGGAGACGGCGGGGAAACTCTCCAAGGCACTGACGGCGGCGACTGTAACGACGATCGGCGTATCCGCGAAGGAATATATGGACTTTGAGGCGCAGATGTCGAACGTGGCCACGCTGGCTGACACGACGGCTGTATCTCTGGATGATCTTGCCGATCAGGCGCTGAAGGCGTCGAACAAAACCGGCGTTGCTGCGACGGACATCTCGCAGGGTGCTTATGCTGCGCTTTCTGCGGGCGTAGATACGGCGAATGTCATGGAATACGTAACGGAGGCCGCAAAGGCTGCAAAAGCCGGTCAGGGTGAGCTTGACGATGTAATTCAGGGCTCGACGGCTATCATGAACGCATGGAAGCTGTCGTATTCAGACGCAACGGGCGTATTTGAGAAGCTGCTGGTTGCGCAGGATTTCGGACAGACGACGCTGGGCGAAATCTCGTCTCAGATCGGCCAGCTGACGGGCCTTGCGCCGCAGCTGAACGTATCGCTGGAAGAGACGCTGGCAGCGACGTCTGCGCTGACGAAAAACGGCGTGCAGACCTCTCAGGCAATCAACGGCCTGAAGGCGGTAATGGCGGGAGTTATCAAGCCGACGGCGGAAGCGACGAAAACCGCGCAGGAGCTCGGGCTTGAGTTTGACGCTGCTGCGCTGAAGTCCAAGGGCCTGACCGGGTTTCTCGCGGACGTTATGGAGAAAACGGGCGGCAGCGAGGAAATCCTTGCCAAGCTGTTCGGCAGCGTAGAGGGATTGTCACAAGTGATGCTGCTGGGCGGAGGCGCTGCGGATGACTATGCGCAGGCGCTTGCGGCTATGGAATCATCTGCCGGCAAACTCGACAAAGCATTTGCCACGGTGACGGACAATAGCGCATCCCGCTTGCAAATGAGCCTGAACAAGATCAAGAACGAAGCGATCAAGTTCGGCGAGCAGCTGGCTCCGTACATCGACATTGCCTCAGACGCGCTCGGCACACTTGCGGAGAAGATTGGAGCTCTGTCGAATGAGGAAAAAATGGGCATCCTCCAGACGGCGGCGTGGGTTGCCGCCGGCCTGAAACTGGTGTCGATCGCCAGCAAGCTGACGACGACGATCAAGCTGATGGGAACCGCCGCGGGTCCCGTGGGACTGACGGCGGCAGCGCTGGCGGCGCTTACTGCAGCGATCATTGCATTGGATAAGGCAGCTCAGGCGGCGAGTCTTGACGCGGCAATCGACAAGTTCGAGGACGCGCTGAACGCAAACTATTCCGGAGACATGGCCGCGACAATTGACGCGACGATTGACACCACAGACGCGTCGGCGGCCATTGAAGCGGCAATAGCAGAGCTGAGAACGAAGCTGACCGGAATGAAGGTACTGACGCCGGATGAACAGGCGGCAATCATCGCCACGATCAGAGGAGAGATGGAGCCGATAGAGCTCGCCATGGCGGCGGGAATAAAGATTGACTCCGAGACGCTTGACGAAAACATCGACAGTGAACAGGCGATATTCGTTGAAGCGCTTAAAGCTTTCGGTCTGACTGACAGCCAGATCAACGAAATCGTAGCTGTGTATCAGGACGCCGCGGACAACCTCGCGCTCAAGGTGCCAAATGTATACGATACGATCAAAAGCGCGCTGACGGACGGGGAGGCCGATACAACGGAGGTCGTGGAAGCGGTCAAGAGCGACGTGACGGGTATGTTTGACGACGCGGAAGCCAAGCTGGCAGGCATGGGCGACGACGCAGCCGGATATGCGGAGACGCTGAAGAGTCTGGAAGCGGAGACGACGGCATGGATCGACGGCATGGCGGGAATGTCGACCGATTATGTTCTGGCTCACCTTGGAGAACTGGAAGCTATTCAGGCGAAGGTGCAGGAGGTCATGAGTGAAATCGACGCCGCAAACGCCGCGCTGAACGAGCAGGGCAAGGGAGCGTATGATCAGGTGGTTATGGGCGCGACGACGGACCAGAATACGATTGCACAGGGGTTTCAGTACGCTTATCAGGGATACAAGCTAGATCTGCAAACAATTGAAGAAGAAGCTGCCGCGAAAAAAGCGGAAATTGACGACGCTTTCAAAAGAGGGATGATGACCCCTGAGGAACACCTGGAGCAAGAACAGGTAATCAAAGAAGAAGCGGAAGCCAAGGCAGAAAAAGCGTTGGAAGAATATCAGGAAGAGCGCAGCGCACTACTGAAAGGAATGCGGGAAGGCTTTGAAGATATTTCGCCCGAAGAGATGGAGAATCTGGAAAAGATAGCTGAGTTGTTCGATGTGCGGGCGTTGTTGGATGAACAGATTGCGAGTGCGGAACAACAGAGCGAATGGAGCGGTGGATGGGGCAAACCGTCGGGCGCAAATTCAGGATATGCAATCGCGCTGAAAGAGAAAAAGCATGAAGTTGAACAGCAAATAAAAGAACTGCTTGCGGGGATCAACACAGAAGATGGCAGCTATATGGACACGATAAACGAGATATTCGGTTCAACAGGAGCATTTGCCGATGCTGACATTGACACGTCAAACATTGAAGAGGTAATTATGGCCGCAATGGGAGACGTCGGCGATTCCGCAGTAAGCGGGCTGGAGGAAGGATTGCAGGATCCGGACGGCAAAGTCGAAAAAGCGTCGGAGGGGCTTGTGAGTTCTTCGGTGAGCTCTGCGAAAAAAGCGGTGACGGGCGAAGTTGGAGGAACGGGAATGTATGCGGTTGGCATGGCCGCCGTGGAAAGCCTCGCCGCGGGAGTTGCCGCAAGGAAGAGCGTGCTTGTGGCGCAGATGCAGGCAGTGGCGCAGGCGGCGGTGGACGCTGCACGACGCACGCTCATGGGTTCTGATTACGCGGAAGGCGGCTCAAGTTCGTCGTCATCGTCGTCTTCGTCGAGTGGGAGAACCGGGGATAAATCTTCCGGCGGCAACACTACCGTAAACGTCAGCTACAGCGGCGCGTACACCCGCAAAGAAGCAAAGAATTTCGGCCGCGAGCTTGCATCGCAGCTGGCAGCGGAAGCGTCGGGAAAGGGGGGCTGATATGAAAAACAGAATGTACTTCGGAGACCATAACAGCGACGAGATGCTTGCCGTAATCACGACCATGCCGAACATTCCCATTGCCGAAGAAGACGGCGAATGGGTGCAGATCGCCGGCGCGGACGGAGAACGGTTCATTTCGAACGGTGGGCTGAAGCCTGTGACAATCGCGGTACCGATGTGGATCCGGCCCGAGGCTGACGTCAACGCCGTCACGGCGTGGCTCAGCGGCGCGGGCATCCTGCGCTTTGAACGCTGGAATTGGTTCTGGCACGCACAGGTCATCGGTGAAACGCCGCTTGTGCCCTGCGTGTGGAATGACGGATGGACAACCAACGTTACATTCCGCGCGAAACCGCACCGCTACATATGGCCGGAGACGCAGCCGATCACCATCCGGGAAGCATCGACGATCAGAGGCAGGGGCACGGCGCAGGCGAAGCCGATCATAAGCGTTCGCGGCACAGGCAACGTAACCCTCATGGTGGGACGCCAGACAGTACTGATCGACGGCCTCAACGGCGAGCTGACGCTTGACTGTGAGGCGAAGATGGCGTACAGCGGAACTGAATCGATGAACGACAGAGTGTCGATTGTTGACGGCCAGTGGCCGCTGCTGGATCCGTCGGTAACGTCGATCAACTGGACGGGCAGCGTAACCGAGGTGTACGTAACGCCCAGATGGAGGTGCAGGTAAATGTCCGACGTATATGTCTATGACCCGACGGGCATGGACTTCGACGGAATGGGCATTGTGGGAGCGCTGGAAGCGACGACCTGCACCCATGACGAAACAGCCGGAGGGAACAGCGAGGTTGCGCTTGAGTGCCCGTATGACGAGCTCGGCAAATGGGCAAGCCTGCGCGAAGGCAGATATATCAAATGCTGGGTGCCTGTTCGCGAGACGCCGCTTCTGAGAATGGACGCGGCGTCCACGACCACCACGATTACCCGCGAAGTGTACCGCGTGCAGACGTCCGAAGGCCGCCTGCATCTGCGCAAGAAGCCGAACACCTCATCGACCATCCTTGGCCGGTACAATTCCGGCACAGAAGTGGTAAAGCTCGGAAGCGCAGGCTCATCCAACGGTCACAGCTGGTACAAAGTGGCAGTATCAAGAGACGGCGCGACAGGCTACATGGCCGCAACGTATCTGCGCTATGTGCGCACATACACGGAGGTCATCTCCGAAAACGACGAGGCGATGCTGGAAAGCACGGATGAAGCGGCAAAGGTGAACTGGAGCGTGAAGCCGCAGCTGTTTGAGATCTACCGCGTAGTGCGCAGCGACGAGGGCGTGACGGCATACGCCAACCACATTTCCTATAAGCTGCTCAAGAACATCACGAACTACAAGTCGGAAGGCGAAGTGAGCCTGCAGACGGCGCTCAACGGAATCATGGAAAACTGCGAGGTGCCGCACGACTTTTCTGCATATACCGACATCTCCGAGACGCGCGGCGGTATCGACTGGAAAGACGTCAACCCCATCAAGGCCATGCTGGACGCGGAGACGGGAGTGCTCGCGCTGTGGGGCTGCCAGTACATCCGTGATAACTGGGAGCTGTTCTTCCTTCGCCGAGCCGGCAAAAAGCGCGGCATGAAGATCGAGTACGGCAAAAACCTCGTCGGCGTGACAGCTGACATGGACGGGTCGAACATCGCGACGCGCATCAAGCCCGTCGGCAAAAAGAAGGACGGCTCCGACCTGCTGCTGCCCGAGGTGTATGTGGACAGCCCTCGCATAAACGAGTACGCCGATCCGATGCTGTACCGGCTGGAATGTTCGGACTGCAAGGTGGGCACGGACGGACTTACCGAAGAGCAGGCGCTGACGCGGATGCGGGAACGCGCTCAGGAAATGATTGACGGCGGCTGCGACAGGCCGAAGGTATCGCTGCGCGTGGACTTCCTCCTTTTGGGCGAAAGTGCAGAATATGCACAATACAAGGACATGGACCGCCTGATGCTGTACGACGAGGTCGAGATCGTAACGAAGGACGGATTTGCCGACAGCAGCGCCGAGGTTGTGTCAATGATGTGGGATTGCCTGCATGACAGGCCGCTCGGCATCGAGGTGGGCAGCACGTCGGCATCGCTGTCAAACAGCAAGCTCGCGTCGTGGCAGATTCCGAACGGAATCAACGGCAGCAAGGTGAGCGCCGGAACGGTGGGCGCCGCGCAGCTGGGCGACGGCGCGGTATCCACGCGACACATTCAAGCCGAGAGCATCAACACTGAAGCGCTTCAGGCCGGATCCATTACCGCGGACAAGATTGCCGCAGGCGCGATCGACGCGGAGAGCATCAAGGCGATCAGCGCGCACATCGAGAAGATCGTTGCCGGAGAAATCACCACCGACCAGCTGTACGCGGCGCTGGCGAAGATCAACGAGGCGCAGATCGGACACGCGGTGATCGACTGGGCACAGATCGCGAATGTCGACATCGGAACCGCTGACATCAAGAACGCTGACATCGACTGGGCGCATATCAAAGATCTTGTGACCGATACGGCCATCATTACGCAGGGCGTCGGCGGCGAACTGTACATCAGCCGTCTGGCTGTCACCGAGGCCAACATGGTCAGCCTGACGGTCGGCGAATTGATCGTAAAGGGCTCAGACGGCGGGTTCTACTCGCTCGGGGTTGATGCTGACGGCAACGTCACCACGACGCTGAAACAGGTGAGCAATGACGATGTAGCCGATCTCTCCATCAACGGCGGCGAGAAGATCATCGAGGGATCCATCACGGCTGCAAAACTGAATGTGCAGGATATCTTCGCTGACAGCGCGATCATCCGACAGCTCGTCGCAGCTAACATCGACGTTGACACGTTGTTTGCGCGCGAGGTATTTACCAACGAAATTATCGCGCTGGCGGATCAGCTTGACTTGAGTGCCAACACCTCAGTCAACATCATGATCAAGGATAATGTGGATGAGGCTACTTCCGGGCTCAATGCTGATATCGAAAGCGCGAACAACATGGCCATGAGCGCCGTGCAGAACGCGCAGAATGCAATGGATGCAGCAAACGGCGTAGAGGCGGCAAAGGATGCTGCGACCGCAGCGCAGGAAGCGGCCAGCGCGGCACAGAACGCAGCTGAGAACGCACAGAGCGCTGCGAATGCGACCGAAACGAAGATATCCACATGGTTCAGTTTCAGTGATGACGGACTTGAAACGCGCAAGGCCGGTTCGACCTACTCTACGCTGGTAGATGAGACGGGATTTCATGTTCTGCAACTGGGCGGGAAGATCGGCAGTTTCCACAAGCGTCAGCTTGAGACGGAGGCAATCCGCAGCGGGCGTGTGGGCTCGGCGGGTAAGCGCATCGTCGCGCGTGAGGCGGCTGACGGCGGCATCGCATTTGTACTGGAGGGAGCAACTTGAGTACGTTTACCATTGCGGCTGACAAACTGGGCAATGTC